TCCCTCAAATCTCTGCCCAAGCATTTTTGCTTTGAGATTAAATCCGTCCTCGCACCTTCGATGTGGTCGCTGGCTTGCGGTGTCGCCCAGTTGCTGTCACGACACCTCCTTACTTGGTCGCCCAGAGGTATGCCGCCTTTATTGTTCGGTCGGCTGTTGTCGGTGGCTCCTGCCCTCGGTGTTGACCAATTTTCTCCCGCGTGAACCTGTTCTCGCAGATTGGCGCAACCGCCCTGTTTGGCCGCGTCCGAGAGATCCGATCTCACAATATCAACGCAGTCGAACGCTTGCGGTGTCGCCCAGCTTTTTTCAGAGTTTGTTTCAACTTGTGCGTCTTTGTAAGCCTGACACATCAGTGGGTCTATTTGCTCCCTTAAGTTGCCTGGACGACTTCTGTTTTTCCTTCCACCATTTGTCGCTTGCTTTTTCATTGCTTCATACGATCTGCTTGGCAAACAGTCCATCGTATTCGGGGTTGCCCAATTTTTTTCGTGCATCTCTACAGCGTCACGCAGTTTCGCCCCGAAAGTTGCTTCTGGCCCATTCACTTTCTCGCAAGTGAATGCACCGTTTTCAAAGGTTACTTTCGGTTGCGGGCCTCCTTCAGCGTCAGAGACGGATGCCGTCGGCCAACTAGCAGACTCTCGGAGGCTCCCACCCGTGTTGGGGTTGTCCGGGGCGAGAAGGCCAGATTTCTCCATCTTTTCTCTCGCGCAAACCCCGACAATCGCGGGATGGTTGCTGATCGCCTTCTGTCCGTGGTTCGGCTGGTTGCCGATCTTCCCTCCCTCCTGAACAGTAGGAGTGGGCCAATCCTCCATCACCACCGCCGTCCCCAACGGGGGAGAGTTCCTCTGAAATTGGCTCGGACAAGCCGTGTTGCGCGATTCGTTCGAGGTAATCGTGGGCCACGCCGAGGATGAACACTCTTTTTCTCTGGTGAGGAGCGCCTGTTTCCGACGCGCTAAATATTCCTGCCTCAACCCTGTAACCCATCGCTTCCAGTCTCTCGACGCAATGGGAGATGACGAGGGTGCCGTCTGGCATTTTTGAGGACAGCAGCCCCTCGACATTTTCTGCGAAGACGGCTCCGGGACGCAAAATTGCAATGCCGTCTGCGATGGTGTCGAAAAGCCAGCGTTCATCTTCGACGCCTTTCCGCTTTCCGGCGAGGGAGAATGGCTGGCACGGAAAACCGAAGGACAGGATTCCTCCAGCCATGAACGGAGCGAAGTCGCCCCAGGGGAAAGAACACACATCCGTGAAGACAGGTGCAGGGTCAAGGTGTCCGCCTTCAATTTTTTTAACCAAGTTCGCAACGGCGAACGCTTCCCTCTCGCAGTAAGCGATTGGGCGAAGATTTGGGATGCAGCGGTGGAGCCCAATTCCGATGCCTTCGTATCCGCTGCAAAGCGAGATGTAAGGGGTGACGGTATTATCGCGCATGTCATTCTTTCGTCGCGGTGTCAACAGTCGCCTCCTTCATACGACGGCGGGTCAGGCCGCCACGGGCAACCTCTTCGCCACGCGCTCCCTGCACTGCGCCAGCGTGAGCCCGAGCTTGAGCTGGAAATGCGGTTCATCCACAAATTTCCATCGCCCGCCCCATTCGAGTCCGATCCCTTCACCGATGAGTCCCGCCTTGCGGTAGTAGGGTGATTCGGGGATGTATTTTCCAATGGCCAGATCGAAAATCCCGATGTCCCACGCAATCCCGAAATTGTGCCACGAGTAACCGCCGCGAGCGTTGGTGATGATGTTGCCCGGCTTGGTGCGCCCCTGCTCGTAAAGCACATCCTGTTCTGCGTAGGTGCGAGTGCCGCAGATAATCTTTAGCGGAATATCCGCATCAATGCAGGCCGTCATGAACTCGCTCGCCTTGACGCGAGCCGCTGGGAGCAGCGTGTGGATGTTGGCCGTGGTTCTCGGGTCGAAGTCGCTCATGTCTTTTCCAAAAACTGATCGGTGATATCCTCGCCATTGCGTTTGACCGTTCTCCCGTCCCCGAGATTGAGCCAGCGTTTGACGATCACATCGCAGTATTGCGGGGAAACTTCCATCCCAAAACAACGCCGCCCGATTTTTTCCGCCGCGACGATCTGCGTGCCCGAACCGCAGAACGGCTCATAGCAGATGTCCCCCTCGCGGGTGTGCTGTTTCATCGGGATCTGGAAACATTCCAGAGGTTTGGGTGTCGGGTGTTCCGGGCGTTCGTCACCCGCAAGGGTATCCATCGTCCAGACCGTGGATTCGTAATCCTTGCTGATGCGCTTGGGGCGGTTGCCCTTGATCCAGCCCATCAGACACGGTTCGTGCTGCCACAAATACCATGTCCGAGTCATGACGGGGCGGTTCTTTACCCATACGATCTGGCAGTGGACGAGCATCCCGGCCGCTTCCATTTCTTCTTCGAGCATCTTTTGACGCCGCGAGGCGTGCCAGATGTAAACGGGCGCATCCGGGTTGATGGCGCACTTGACGGCACAAGCCAGGAATTTTTTGTAAAGGTCACTGTTTTTGTCGGCATCGTCCCATGTCGCCCCGTAGGTTTCAGACCAATCCTTGTTCCCCTGCGGGTGGTTGCACCCGTCATAACCCACCAGATACGGCGGGTCGGTGGCGAACAGCACGGCTTTCTGACCGTTCATGAGCCGAAGGACATCTTCTTCCTTCGTGGAATCCCCGCACAAAAGGCGATGGTTTCCAAGCTCGTAGAGGTCGCCCGCCTTTGAAATCGGAATCTTGGGAAGGTTGGGGATGGCCGCTTCCGGCTCGTTGTCGGCCACACGCCCCCAAATATCGTCCAACGAATCCGCATCGAAGCCGGTCAGATCCAGATCGATCTTGCCGTCCAATTCCTTGATAAGATTTTTGAGTCCGTCGTCATCGGTTTCCGAGAGTTCCGCCAATCGGTTGTCGGCGATTAGAACGGCCAGTTCCTCGTCCTCGCTGGCAAAATCCTGATATTCGACTGGCACGATTTTCACGCCGAGTTTTTTGGCGGCCATGAGTCGTCCGTGTCCCGCCACAATAAATCCGCTCCGGCTCGACACTGAAATGCATCTCCTCCATCCGAAATATTTTATGTTTCTGGAGAGCAATTCAATCTGATGATCGGGATGGGTGTTGGGGTTGCGCGGGTTCGGTTTCAGATCTTCCACCGGAACCAGTTTTTCGTGTGAGCACCAGACTTCGATGCCGTCTGCGAGCGCTTTGGCTTTGAGTTGTTTCATACCGCTGGGGAAGGTGTCAACGGCTGACATCGCTTCCTGTGCATGAAAAACACGCTTGCATTGGATTTGGGGACACGGACGGGCTGGGCCGTTTGGGATGAAGGAACCGTTCATTCCGGGACATGGCTACTGGCGACCGAGCGGGAATTGCGACAGCAACGCAAAACTCGCGGGGAGCGCCGTTGCGACATGCGGTTTGTCAGCCTTTCTGAACATATCCGCGATGCGGTGAACCAATACTCGGTTGAATCCATCGTATTTGAGGATGTGCTGTTTTTATCCAGTCAGGCGCAAAGCCAACTTTGGTCATCGTTGCGGGCGGCGGTTTGGGCGTCCGGGTTGGCCCACGGTTGCGTTCACACGGGCGTGTTGAAAAAATACGCCACGGGCAAAGGGAACGCCGACAAAGCTCAAATGATGGCGGCTTTGGCCGCATTGTCTCATCCTTGGGGGCGCGTGGCGCAGGACGACAACGAGGCGGACGCCCTTTGGGTATTACGGTGGTTTTACGAGGAAGCTGGCACAAAAACCGCCCGTGCAAATGGTGTGCCAGCTACGGCGGTAGCGGGTCAGATAAAGTCAGATTAACCCCTTTCAATCATCGCCGCTATGAGCGAAGTCATGCGCACGATGAAAACGAACAACAACCAAAGTAACAGCAATCAGGAAAAGGCGCTCGACGCTTTCTGCGCGAACATCCACGGGTCGCTCGAGTTGGCGGCGAAGCTGGAGGCGTTCCTCCAAGACCACATGAGAGTCGAACACCCCGATCAAGTCAACTGGGCGCAAGTCGGCGACGCCCGCCGCATCCACGAAGCGCTCAAGGAACTCGCCACGACTTTCAACCTGATCTGAAACCCCAACCCGAAAGGAAAAACCATGACGACAGAAACGAGAGAATCAAACGGGATCAAACCACAAACAACCGGGAGCCCTTCCGATTTGAGGGCGCAGGCCGCGGCCGGCGCGATGCTGGCCATCGCAGAGTGCATCCGCGAACTCGGGAGCGTCCCGAGCGGGCACCTTTACGCGCGGCTCATGGAGTATATGAGCATCGAAACCTACGAGAAGCTGATCGGTATTCTTGTTGAAGCCGGAAAAATCAAACGCCACCCCTCGCATCTTCTCGAATGGGTCGGCCACAAAACAACCGAGGTTCGCAAATGAAATACAAGTTTTCGACCTACGAGGTGAAAGTCCAGAGGCTCAACGAAAGCTGCGGATCTTTCAGGGTAGACACGCCCGACCAGACAGTCGCCTACTGGAGGGAGAAAGTGGTGCGTTCGCCGTGGTATGACCCAGAGCGCGAGCAGGTCGTTGCGCTGGTTCTCAACACGCGCCTGTCGGCCGTCGGACACTCGCTGGTGAGTTTGGGCATAGCCAACGAGAGCCTCTGCCACGCGAGAGAAGTCTTCAGGGCGGCGGTGGCGATGGGAGCCCACGCCGTCGCACTCATGCACAACCACCCCAGCGGCGACCCGTCCCCTTCGGAACCCGACCGCCTTATCACGCGCAAAGTGTCCGACGCGGGCAAAATCATCCAAATCGAACTCGTTGACCATGTGATCGTGGGCGAGCCAAGTCGCGCCTACCCGAACGGTTATTACAGCTTTAGGTCTGCGGGAATCATTTAACCCAAACAAAACCAGAAAGGAAAACAAACAGTGAACACAGTCAGCATCCCGGCCAACGCCACGGCGAAGGCCATCACCAAAGACAACAAGCCGCCGCGCGGCGCGACCCACTTCCGATACACGGAAGATCGGCGCAAGCCCGTGATCGAGCCCATCAATAAAATCGCCTGCCTCGCGGGTTGCACGGGCAAACTAGAGTTCGGCACCATGAAGCATGGACGGGCTAAAAACGGACGGATCACGCCCAAGGCCTTCGATCCAATCGGATCAGAGAAATCGCCGTCTGCGGAAAAACCGACACAATCGGCGGCATCGTCCAACGGCCATCGGGTCACCATCCTCGAAGCCAACCGCCCGCCGGAGGTGATCGAAACGGGAGCGGTGGCAGAACCCGACACCGCCACGGGACGGAAGAATAAAATCCACGGGTTCTCGGCCTGCGCGGTGGCCAAGGCGCTCGGCAAGGCGGGACTCAAATACGACGAAGCCGACAAGATCATGAAAGCGCACGGGATCGTGATGCCCCCGGCGAGCCTGAAGGTGCAGATGGGGTTCGGTCGCAACGAAAAGAGTTGGGAACGCCACGGGAAACCCGCAGCCCTTTCAGAAGATCAGATCGCCGAGTTGCGGAAAGAGGTGGCCGTATGAGGTCACCAACTGGAGCGGAGCAAAGGCACTACCAACAAATCGTCGGAGGCACGATAGAAGCCGTGGCATGGGATACGGGATGCTTCAACAGGCCGCTCCCCTTGTTGCTGGTGAAAATGCCATCGGGCAAGGTGATGCAATGTGCGGTGGTTGCCGACGATGAATGCAACGGGACGGGGTTCCTCGACATAGCCGAACGCAAAGCATGAAACTGATTGACCCGCGCATCAATCCTCGGTGCGCGGGAGTTGTCGCAGAGCTAATCGGCTACGGGGAATTTTTAAGACGCAGTTTCCAATAATCAGGCTTACGCGAACAGTGGGCGATAGCCACAATCCAAACTGCATCGGGCAATTCCAGATAAATCAAATTGAACGGAAAACGGCGCAACAAATATTTGCGGGTGCCGTGAGCGTGGATCGGCCAGCACTGCGGTGATTGCAACACGGCATCCACAGCGCGACCGACTTCGCTGTTTAAATCCAGCCCCAGCCCTTTTTGACGCGCCTCATAAAACTCGACAGATCTTTCGAGTTCTTCAATTGCCGCCGGATGAAAAAGCGGGATCGCGCTCAACTGTGCTTGCCTTTGATTTTCGAGAAAACTTCGCTGGCAGGAACGCCCTGGACTTTTCCAGATACAATATCATCCACCCGTGTTTTGATTTCAGCATCCCACGCCCGCTCCGCATCCTCATCGGATTGATCGTCAATGCTTGTGATCAGGGTATGCGCCAATGCAGATCTTTCGCTATTGGACAATTCAAGAGCATCATGCGTAACGCGATCTAATGTTGCCTTCATGCCTCCAAAGATACTCTTGCCGACATTTTGCGTCAACCTCCGGTTGCTTCATTTTCCCCGTTCGATTCCCTGCCTACGATCTTGAGCATCGTAGCCGCCGCCGTTTGCATGCACTCGGCGTCGAAGTAATGGTTGGCCCGGCTCCCGATCTGTTTCCACATCCATTTTCCCTTCTCCTTGACCCTCTGCTCGCTTTCCATATGCGCGAGGTATTCCTCCGGCACATCATCGGGCACTTCCCATGTCGCCCCGTCGGCGGGGTTCTGGTTCCTGCGCAGACGAGCGAGCGAATCCTTGATGTTGAGGTTGCTCCAGTAATGGACATTGCAAAACTGATCCCGCCCCAGCACGACCTTCCGCTTGGGCGAATAGAAACGCTGGACGGATTTGCCTCCCTTGCCTTTGTGCAGGAAAGTGAGCCTGCGGTCGCCCATCAGCGCGACCCAACCCCGGCGGGCGCACTGGCGATAAACCTCGTAGGTAGCGTCGCCTGCGTCCACGAATACCAGATTGGCGTGGATGGAAAAGCGAGCCTGTAACGCGTCCACATCCTCCCATGTCAGAAGCCGATCGCACCACACAAGCCTTGAACTTCCCTCGGATGTCCACGAGCGCACCACGGCGTAGAAATGATCCATCTGGCAGTCCACCGTCAAAATGCGTAGCGGCACCGCGCCCGGCTCAAGCGGCGGCGCAACGACGGCACCCCGCCTGTCCACGCCGCCTTCCTCGTTCCAAAGTTCCCCCATCCGATACCCTGATTTACTGATCTCCAGTTTGTAATCTTCCACATACTCCCGCCACGGGAGCGCGAGCCGTTTCTGGTAAAACTGCTTGAGCAAGGATGTGTCGCCTTTTCGCCCCGCCTGTTTTGCTCTCAGGTAAAGCTCGGCCAGTTTCCCCCAAGACATCGTGGTCAGCGCGTTCCAATGGAACCCGACATTCTCCTTGGCCGCCCTCGGGTTTTGCACCACGAACTTCCCCGTGGCGTTGAGCCTGCGCCGCGTTTCGTCAGAGTCCTCAAAGTAATGGTTGCACCCCGCGCACCGCATCGAGGTCGTCTCGTGGACTTTCACGAAATCGTATTGTTCGTTCTCGTCCTTGCAATCTTTGCTCCACTCGATGTTTTCCCAAAGGAACGGTTGCACGCATCCGCAACGGGGACATTCAAACGACCACTCCCGCTGGTCGGTCGTCTCGAACTTGCGGTGCATGTCATCGTCTTCCTCGCCCCCTTGCGACATGAAAATGCATTTCCCCAACCATCCGAAAGCCGTCACCCGCGCCTCGGCCTCAGCCATGTGACCCGGCGGCCAGTTCCAACACTCGTCCCCGATGAGCCACCGGATGCTCCTCCTTTGCAGGTTGGTCTTGTTATGCGCCCCCGCCACCCAGAGCGTCATGCCGTGGGCGAAATGGATGGTCGTGTTCCGTTTCTTGTGGCGGTTGGCCGGGTAGAGCGCTTTCACGGGCGGGCAGACATCGAAAAGTTTCTGGAGCCGAGACTCGCTCTGGTCTTTGGCATCCTCGTCCGTCTCATTGAGCCAGAGCGTCGGCCCGGGCATATTGGCGATGATGTAGGCCAAGGCGATTTCAGACACGGTCGTCTTGGAAGATTGAACCGCCGCGATGATCGAGACCAGTCGGACGCGCGGGTCGGTGATCGCCTCAAAAACCTCTTTGATTTGAGGGGAGTTTTCGACACGGAAAGACCCCGGATTGGGCGAGTAGGGAATCGACGGGATGTGGTCCTGGGCCCACTGCCACACCGGACGGCGGTCAGGAGGCTCACAAATCCTCTGCCAGATAGATTGTTGCGCACCCACGCCTCACGCCGCCTTCCCCGCATCCCGGAACGATTGATCCAGTGATGCGATGATCGTTTGCTGGATGGCCACCGCATCCTTGCCCACGCACAGCGGAG